CGAGATCATAGCCGGTGACTGGAGTTCAGACGTGTGCTCTTCCGATCTCTTCACGTTCAGTCACACCAAATCCAGCGTTGTGAAAATAACGGCCTATGATCAAGTTCGTTATTTGCTGAATAAGGACACCTATTATTTCAAAAAGCAAACAGCGGATTCAATCATCAAAATGGTTGCCAAGGATTACGGCTTGACTGTTGGCAGCATTGCCGAAACGGGATATACCATCCCGGCGCGGCTGATGGACAACAAAACCATTCTTGACATGATGCAGGACAGCTTGGAAATCACCTTGACCAATACCAAGAAACTGTTCTGCCTGTATGACAAGGCGGGCAAGTTGACCCTGAAACAATCGGCTAATATGAAAATTGGCCTGTTGATTGACGCTGACACGGCTGAAGATTTCGATTATTCGTCCACGATTGACAGCGGAGTTTATAACGTGGTGAAACTGGTCTATGAAAAGGACGGAAAACGAACGGCCTATGTTGCGCAGGATAAGGACACACAAAAGAAGTGGGGTTCCCTGCAATACTTTGAAAAAATAGATGATACGGCCAACGCGAATAACAAGGCAAAGACCCTGTTGAACCTGTATAACCTGAAAAACAAGGCTTTGACCATTCGCAACGTCATTGGTGACGTTCGGGTTCGCGCTGGATGTATGGTTCTTGTCCGGCTGACGTTGCATGACATGAAACTGTCAAACTGGATGTTGGTTGAAACGTGTACGCACAAGTTCACGAACAACCGACACACGATGACCCTGAAATTAAGAGGGGGTGAATTCGCTGGCTGATCTGGTTCAAGCAATGAAAATGGCGGCAATGCAAGCCTTTCAAAATTCTGACCCTACTGCATGGATGATGGGGGAAGTGATCAGTACATCACCCCTTCAAATTCAGATTGAACAACGCCTGACCATTGACGAAGATTTGTTGATTCTGACCCGCAACGTCACGGATTACACGGTTTCCATTTCACAGGATTGGGGAACCGGGGTGGCGCTCGGAAGTCACAGTCATAGCTATTCGGAAGGAACCACGGGCGGGGCCAACCTTTCCCACAATCACGCGGTCATTGCCGATGAAATAACTATTCATAATGGCCTTGAAGAAGGTGAAACCGTGTTACTGTTGCGGCAAGATGGCGGGCAAAAATTCATTGTGGTGGATAGGGTGGTGATCTGAAATGGCGTTGACACCTGAAATTGATGACAATGTGATTCAGGAAGAGGATTTGGAACTAATCACTTATCCCACCAAAACCTATTACATGGATTTGGAAAAGGGCAGGATTCGCGGTTTTTCGGATGATTTGGAATCCATGAAACAGGTGATCTTCCTTGCCTTGAACACAGAACGTTCAACCTATCTGGCCTATTCGGACAATTACGGGGTTGAACTGGTTGACCTGATCGGTGAACCCATGTCCTATGTTCTGGCCGAACTGGAACGGCGAATCACGGAAGCCTTGACATGGGATTCACGGATTGAAAGCGTTGACAACTTTGAATATGACGTGGACGGGCGTTCCGTCCACGTCACGTTCACGGTTCACACAGATTTCGGTGATATTGATTCGGAAAGTGAGGTTGAAGTCTGATGTTTGAGGATTTCACATTCAGTAACATCATGGAACGGTTGCTTGACCATGTTCGGGATGACGTGGACAAGCGGGAAGGTTCCATCATTTATGATGCCCTTGCCCCTGCCGCGCTGGAACTGGAAATGGCGTATATCTGTTTGGATTATGTGCTGAATCAGGGCTTCGCGGACACGTCCGAACGGGATTATCTGATTCTTCGGGCGCGTGAACGTGGTCTGGTTCCCAATGACGCAACGGCGGCGGTTCTGAAGGGCGAATTTACCCCCACAACCATTGACGTGACGGGCAAGCGGTTCAGCTTGGGGGAATTGAATTTCGGTGCCACGGCAGCGTTTGACGGAGAAGCGGGGGCCTATCAAATGACCTGTGAAACCCCCGGCGTGGACGGTCACAAGGTATTGGGTGCGCTGATTCCCATTGAATACATTGATGGTTTGCAAACCGCAACCGCCACGGAAATTCTGATTCCCGGTGAGAATGAAGAAGAAACAGAGGATTTCCGCGCCCGCTACTTTGATTCATTCGGTGATAAGGGGTATGGTGGAAATGTTCAAGACTACATTGACAAGGTTTCCGCGCTGGACGGCGTGGGCGGCGTTCGTGTTACCCCGGTTTGGAATGGCGGGCGAACCGTCAAATGTATCATCCTTGATGCGACCTATGGCCCTGCCACGTCCACCCTGATCAACGCTGTTCAACAGGCGATTGACCCCACACAGGACGGTTCCGGCGTTGGAATTGCCCCGATTGACCATGTTGTGACCATTGACACCCCTTCGGAAACCACGGTGAACGTGAATGTGATCGTGGAATTTGATTCGGGGTATTCGTGGAGTAACATGCAGACGGCCATTGAAACCGTCATTTCAAAATACCTGCTTGAACTTCGGACGGCGTGGAAGAATTACGCCACGGGAACCGCAACCGTTGTCAGAATCAGTCAGATTGAAACCCGGCTGTTGGCCTTGACGGGCATTCTTGACGTGAGTGACACGGCAATCAACGGCACGGCGGGCAACCTGACGATTTCGGGAAACGGTATTCCCAAGATGGGGACGGTGACGCACAATGCGAACAGTTGATTTGTGGGAATATCTGCCGCCTTTCCTGAAGGATTTCACCGAAATGGTTGAAATTCTGGGTGCTGAAGAACCTGAATTTCAGGAATTGGTCAAGCAGATTGACGATGTGATGAATGACAATTTCATCCTGACAGCCACGGCGCGGGGGATTGCCCGGTTTGAAGAAATGATGGGCATTCGACCCGAATCCGGGGCAACCCTTGAAACCCGACGTTCCGCTGTCCTGACAAAGTGGTGGGACGCGACACCTTACACAATCCGAACCCTGAAAAACCGAATTGCCTTGATTCAGGGGAATGACAACATTCAAATCAGTTTTTCAGACGATGACCCCTATTGCATTCAGATTGTCACCCGGCTTGAAACGGCTGGTCAAGTGGATGACTTGGCATATATCCTGAAAACCATGCTTCCGGCAAATCTGGTGGTTGATTCAGCAAACCGCCTTGAAGGAACCGTGGGCGTGGGCCTGTTCTACGGCGTGGGAATGGGTGCTTCGGGAACGCTGTTTCTGACGAATGATCTGAATGAAACCGTGAACGTCAACGGTGACGCGAATGTTGGCATGGCAAACGTGTTCACCAACGTTCTTGAACTTTATTGAACAGAAAGGATGAAAGCGCATGGAGTTTTCCAGCTTCGTAATCACCAATAAGGGCCAAGCCCTTATGGCAAAGTTGATGCAGGGAACAGGCGTTGCGGATTTCACGGCAATCAAGCTGTCCAGTCAGACCTACACGGCGGGGCAGCTTCCGGCCCTGACTTCCCTTTCCAACGTCAAGCAGACGGCCCCCGTGACTAAAAAGACCGTTGTCAATTCCACGTCTATTCAGATTGAAGGCGCGGTGGACAACACGGGCCTTGCCACGGGTTACAATATCAATACCATCGGCCTGTTTGCCACTGACCCGGATGACGGCGAAATCCTGTATGCCGTGGCGATTGCCACAACTGCCGGATATATGCCGCCTTATAATGGTGTGACCGTTTCGGGCGGTTATTTCAAATTCGTTGTGACCGTGGGCAATTCCGCACAGGTCACCTTGACCGTTGACCCTGCCGGGTATGCGTCCATCGGGGATGTTCAGGCCCTTGAAGCGGAAATCGCTGATCTGAAGGGCTTCGTTGGCCTTGATGACGATTCCGTGTATGGCGTGGAAGTGGATTTCACAAACCGCACGTTCACCCGCCTTGCCGGGGCTGTGGGCAGAACTGCCGGAACGGGCTTTGATACCATCGGGGCCTTCGGCGGGCGTTACCGTTGCAATCTGACTGATGCGGGTGTTGAGGTTGCCAAGTATGGGGATGCCGGATATACCGAAACCGGGGCGCTGACTTCGGCTATTACCATCGGTGAAACTGAATATGCCGTGGGAACGGCGGTTCAGGTCATGGTCAAGCAGCCGAAGTTCTATTACAAGGTTGTTCCCCTGAAGATGGACAAGATTTCGGGCGGCAAGGGTTATCACCTTCGCAAGGCCCGTTATTATGTGTCCATGACTAAACAGCCCGGTTTCAAGATTCACCCGGCGTTCATGGTCAATGGCGTGGAACAGGATTTCATTTACCTGTCTGCCTACGAAGGAAGCCTGTATGATGTTTCCGCAAGCGCATATATTCTGGATGATTCGCAGGTTGCGGATTTCACGGCTTCCACGGGTGACAAGCTGTGTTCCATTGCCAACGCCAAGCCCGCTTCCGGCCTGGCGCAGAATTTCACCCGGCGCAACTGCGGCATTCTGGCCGAAAATCGCGGCACGGGCTGGACACAGGCGTTCGCGGCCACGATTTCCGCAACCCAAATGCTGTTCCTGATCGAATATGCGTCCTTCCACACACAGGCAAAGATTGGCAACGGCAACGTTTCCAAGACCGATGACGGTTCCACCAACATGTCCGAACTGACGGGCGCAACCGCGAATCTGGGCAACGCTTCTGGCGCTGTGACCAACGGGAATAACATCAACATCGTGACCTATCGCGGTGAAGAAAACCTGTGGGGCAATATCTGGAAGTGGATTGACGGAATCAACATCTATTCCAACGGCAACAGCACGAACAACAGCGTGTTCATTGCTGATCATACGTTCACCGAATCCAAGAACAATGATCATTACAAGGACGCTGGTTTCGTGACCCCGCCCACGGATGGATATGTCAACGCCTTCGGTTATTCCGAAGATTATGACTGGTTGTTCCTGCCGTCCGAAGTTGGCAACGGCGCTTCCACGTCTGTTCCCGTGGGTGATTACTATTATCAGTCCACGGCTTCCGCTGGTTACCGGGTTGCTATCCTGGGCGGGTATTGGAATAATTCGTCGAGCGCGGGCGGTTTCTATTGGGCTGTGAACAATGCCCCCTCGACTCGTAATCGGTATTTCGGCGGCCGCTTGGCGTATGTTCCGAATCAGGCGGCCTAATCTGGCCGGATAAACGGTTAATTCATGGGCAATCAGATAACCGAAGGTTCGGGAGTTTTCACAAACCTAAACGCTCAAAAAAGGAATTATTTCAGGTTGCTAAACTGGGCAGGAATTGGAATAATTCGTCGAAAACGGGCAGTTTCTATTGGAATGTGAACAATACCCCCTCGAATCGTAATCGGAATATCAGCAGCCACTTAGCAAATGCACGAATGATTCAGGGAATCCCCGGTTCGGGGGTTCCCTGTTTCAGATAAAAAAAACCATTGTGGGAACTGATTGCCTTGCCCCTTGGCAAAATATAAAAAGACTGGGAAAGGCCGCGCTGGTAGATGCTTGATCATCGAAGGCCCGGTTTTTCGTGCATACGAGGTTGAACGGTATGAAATCACACGGCGCATTGTGGCCCATCATCGTTTCAGACGAAAACCTGAAACGGGCGCACAAGCACGCGAAAAAGGGTAAAGGTTGGTATGAGGAAGTCAAAATCGTTGACGCGAACGTTGCCGAATCTGATGACGGCATGGGTTCCATGTTGAAGGATTTGCAATCCAATCTGATCAACCATACCCATAAAACATCAAAGTACACAAAGAAACAGCGGAAAGAAGGCCGCAAAATCCGTGATCT